AACCAGCAGCACGGCAGTGACGGTGCCGGGATCGGCTGCAGACGCAGTGCAGCTTAATGCCGCACTGCCTGATACGGTCGCAGGCCGCCTGGAAGCGGAAATCAATGCGCGGAAATACTGCGCGGAAAGCCTTGATTATGCCGGAAAAACAACGCAGGAGGCCCTTAAGGGATTTGCAGTCCACAATAATTTCGAAAACCATACGCACAGGACGGCTTTCCTGCATGCAGATGACGGGATAGTCTTTATAAATGCATTTTATGATGCCCCGAACATAACCGGGACAGTGATCTTTTATGAACCCGGGGAATGCAGGCATTACCATTTTCTGCACAATAACACTAAATTTTATTTATACAGGCTGCCGTTTGAGCAGTCAATCATATAACTATAAAGGGAAAGGAATAAAAAATCATGCAGTCACAGAAAGAATTTGTAACAGCAAACGGAAGGATTTTTGAATGCACGGGAATAGAAACTAAAATCGGAAAAATAACGGCACGTATGGCATCTGGATCAGCGGACGAAATGGCATCGTTTTTCAGCGGCGTGACCGAATTTAAAACATCAACGGAGTCGGAAGGGAAAGTGCACGGCACGTATTCAAATCTGGAATTTATTAAGGCATCCATTAAAGCAGACGGCTCCGTGGAAGTAGAAATGCGCATCCTCTCGGAGCAGGAAATAGAGATGGCGGCGCTGAAGGAGTCACAGGAGGCGCTGAAGGAATCGCAGGCAGAACAGGATGAAATGCTTGCGGGGCTGATGTACGGCTGATATACGGGGTTAATTAAAAATGAAGGAGGAAAAAGCATGACCGGAGCAGCATTTAACATTATGGTAAGAACGGTAAAAAGAAGGATGGAGAACGGCGAGGGCCTGGAAGACATCCTGCGGTCGTACCCTAAGCTGACGGCAGAGGAGGCCGGACAGATCAGGGACGCCGTCACGTCGGGAAATTAGCAGTATAGTGCCGTCCAGGGAATGTCCCCAAGCGGCATGAGTTATATCGGAGGCAGGTATGGATATATCGGTAATAGAAGAGCGCCTTAACGGATTTATCAGGCGCATGGAAACGGAGCACGAACGGCTTAAAGATGAGGATATCCGGCAGAACCACAGGCTGGAAGTGATAGAGGATACCGTCCGGCAGATCGGGTCGCTGACGGTATCGGTAGAAAAGCTGGCAGTCAGCATGGAAGGAATGCTGAAAGAGCAGGCAGAACAGGGGAAACGGCTTAAAACGTTAGAGGGCAGGGACGGGGAGATGTGGCGCAGGGTCACGGGGCATATCTTCACCGCCCTGGCCGGAATCGTGCTCGGGTATATATTTACACAGATCGGAATGTAGGCCGGGAAAGGGGAAAATAAATGAAGAACATAAACTGGAAAAGGAAACTGACAAGCAGAAAGCTGTGGGTGTCGGTCTGCAGCTTTGCGTCGCTGCTTGCCATGGCAGGGGGCGCAGCGGAAAGCGAGGCGGCACAGCTGGCATCCATCATTATGGCAGGTGCCACGGTGGTCGGATATGTTGTGGGCGAGGGGCTTGCAGACGCTGCAGGCGCAAAGACAGAAACTGATAGAATTGGGGGATCTGAATATGGCGAAGATCATTGAAAGCATTGTAACAAAAAACAGGTGCTACACTGTAGGGCAGAAGATCACAGTGTGCGGCGAAACGCTCCATTCAGTGGGCTGTTCGCAGCCAAAGGCATCCGTGTTTGTCAATACGTGGAACAGCCCGACCGCAAGCGTGTGTCCGCATGGCGTCATTGACGGGAACGATGGCACGGTATACCAGACGCTTCCTTGGAGTCACAGGGGATGGCACGGCGCATCCGGGAGCAGGGGAAGCGTGAACAACACCCACATTGGCATTGAAATGTGCGAACCGGCCTGCATCAAATACACATCGGGCAGCAGTTTCACATGTTCAGATACTGAGGCGGCAAAGGCAGTGGTAAGAAGAACTTACAAATCTGCGGTCGAATTGTTCGCAACGTTAAACACAAAATACGGGCTTAACCCGCTTGCGGACGGTGTAATCATCAGCCACAAAGAGGGATGTGCAAGGGGCATTGCATCAAACCACGGCGATCCTGAACACCTGTGGGACGGTCTTGGCATCGGCTACACTATGGACACATTCCGCGCTGCGGTCTGCGCCAAGATGCAGGGCATTAACCTGACATTTGAAACAAATAAAAGCTACACCATAGAAAAATCCTGCTATCTGCGGACGAGTGCCGGGGCTTCAAAGACGAATAAAGCTGCATATTCTGCCGTTTCGGAAGCGGTCAAAAAGAAATGCAGGAAAAAAGACGGATATGCCGTATTCAAAAAAGGGAAAACATTCCGGCTTGTATCAGTAAAGAGCATTAATGGGAACATCTGGGGAAAATTGAAAAGTGGGTGGTGGATTCCGCTGATATATAATGGCGAAATTCGCATTAAATAATTAAAGGACAGGCGGGATTTCGCCTGTCCTTTAATTATCATTAAATTAGCTTTTTAATTCATCTAAATAGTTCGTCTTTTTATTCTGCTAGGTGAGGGGCGCAGGATAAAAAAGAGAAGTTAAAGGCGCAAAAAAAGCGTGTCCCCGTCCCATGTACATTCACTTACCACATCTCGTACAATTTCGTTCTTTTCCGCAGAAGATAGCCCATCCAGCCCCTGCACAAGCCTTGCGATTTCCTTTGCGCTCTGCTCCGCTGATTTCACCTTCCCCTGTTGCCGTCTTGCTTCGGTCTTTGCTAGTTCTATTTCCCGGTTCAGCGCGGCCAGGTTTAAATCCTCTTCTTCTATCTTGGCTACGATATATTTTGCGGCAGTGGATTCCGGCGCATCCGCTATGGATTCCGTTAGCCGTTCTATTTTTGTCCTGATCCGTGCGGCTCTGGATTCCAGTTCCCGGACATTCTTTCTGCTGTCTTGGGCAGGATCGTCCCCCAAATACTGCCGGATGGTTCCCGGATCGGCTTCAATTTTTCGGAATGTGTCCAGCATTTTATCATCCAGCAGTTTGCATTTTGTCCATTTTGCACTGCATGCCTCCGGTCCCTCACGCATGCGCTTTGTGCAGTAGTAATGGCTTGATATGCTGGATTGCAATTTTTTTCGGGAAACAGCCATCTTCCTGCCGCAGTAGGCGCAGCGCAAAACACCCTTGAGCAGTGGGACATCATATTTCATGGCCTTATCAAATGTATTCTGCCTGAAACGTTCCTGCACTGCCAGCCATTTGGCAGCAGGGATAAATGGCTTGTGGAACCCGATGCACACAATCCATTTATTGCACGGCTGTAAGGTGTGTTTCTTATTTTTTTCTGTGGAGCGTCCATATATCATTACGCCATGCGTCCCATCCCATTTTTCACGTGGGGAATCCGTGTCCATCTGGCATCCAAGTCCTGAGAAGTAATCATATACTTCTTGGGTATCTTCCACGCAGTATGGCATGGTTAGGATTTTGTGAAGCTGGGCGGTGGAGAAGAATGCCCCGCTTATGGTTTTGACACCTTGGTTCTTGAACGCGGTTTCCATCCTCTGCAGGGAATATTTGTTATCAAGGAATGTGTCGAAAATCCATTCCACATATTTTGCGGCCTCTGGATCAATGGCGATAGTGACATGCTTTTTGCCGCCGACTTCTATCCTCTCCCGGACATACCCATACGGCGGGTTGCCGCCAGTCCAGAAGCCCTTTTTCGCAAGCCCTATCATGTTATCTGTTACCCTTGCGGCGATGGTCTCGCGCTCCATCTGCGCAAAAACCATCGTTACATACATCATAGCCTTGCCGATCGGCGTGTTCGTGTCTATGTTTTCTTTAATGGAAATGAACATCACATGCTTTTCCTCCAGTGCAGCGTAGATATTGGAGAAATCCCTGACATCGCGGGAAAGCCTGTCCAGCTGGTAGACGATAAGTGCATCCACCAGCCCATCCTCTATGTCCATGAGCAGCCGCTTCAAGCCGGGACGGTTTGTGTTGGCACCAGTGAAGCCTTCGTCTGAATAGGATTCAAAGGACTCCACCTGGTTTTTAAAGCGGAAATCTGCATATTCCCGGCACATGCGCTCTTGGTTATCTACGGAATCTGATTTGTCTGAATAGACGGATTTCCGTCCGTATGTAGCGAATCTCATAATATCATCCTCTCTATTTTATCCTTGTTTTTATAGTTGGGGAATGATATAATTTCAATTGTTCAGGTTGAGTTATATCATTCTTTGGTATAGCTTGTATTAAACCGTTCCTGTTGGCGCAGGGGCGGTTTTTATTATTCGTATTTTTGAGTTAAATATCTATGTACAAACTCTAAGTTATCGCATAATATTTCTGAATATTTTACTCTATAAAATTTTTCACTCATGGTTTTGGCTAACTTTGGCTCGTTTTGTACAATATAGTTTATGATAGCATCCTTTTTGTCACTGTTTGAGACAGGGCAGGAATCTGACACAGAAAGCATAGCTAACAAATCTTGTTTCTTGAAATTTTTCTCAAGGATCTGTTCTTTTGGTACTTCATCTATAAATCCAACCTTGACCAAAATAGAAGGAACAGTTCTTTTGCTTGTGTTAAATGCAGTTTCTTTTGCTCCCTGCTTATCTATCAGTCGAAGCAAAGATTTTTCTTGTGGTTCACTTAAAAGAGATAATTTTTCATTCACTTCTGGAGTAAGACCAGATAAATCCCACTGTGGTGTTACAATGCCAAGCTCCAGAGCAAGACGATAAATATGTTTGCATGGAAGGTGGCGTTCCCGAAAATCTCTACAATTACAATGGCTTAGACTCACATTATAGATTTCCTTTGGATGATATGATCCAGTAATTTTCATCCTCATCCTTGATTGATCGACAGAAACAATGTGCCCTATCTTATCAGGAGTCATTGACCGTTGAAAACGATAATATTGGTCATTCTTGCAATGAAAGTTTTTACCATATCCATATAGGAATTGATTTTCCATTGCATGGCGTTCTTCCTGCGTGAGCGTAGGGGAAAATATATCTTTTATAAATTTAAATAATCCCATCTAAAACACCTCTTTTTTATTTGTTATGTTTTTCCTCCAATTCAAAAGCAAAGGAGAGAAGTTCTGTTTGTTCTTTAACAGTCAACAATTCAAAAATTCTAAGTAATTCGACGGCTTGATCAGAAATTTCATGTTCATGAACACTGCCATTTTTTACAATAAGAGTAGATGCATTGTTTCCTTGTACTACAGCGCTATTTGTAATGGCAGATTGTATTTCATGACAATCTGCAGTCCAGCCCATAAGGTAAGCAGGGTTGCAATTAAATAAATCAGCAAGTTTGCAAATAATATCGTGTTTTATATTTTTAATATTTCCACTCTCATATCTTTGTACAGTGGCTTCTTTTACACCTAGATATTCGGCAACTTCAAGCAGAGTAAACCCGTTTTTTATTCTCATCGCTTTAATTCTATCATTTATTTCAGCCATTACATAGAACCTCCTTTCCAAAAACAGAATATCACTTTTTTTCGCAATATGCAAGAAAAATATCTCGTTATGTAAAAAAACTTTCCCAATAAGTATTGACAAAGAAAAAAATGCATGGTATATTCTTCTTACGTAATACGTAAGTTTTTGAAGGGAGGTGAAATATATGTTGACCCAAAAGCGATTAACCGACACAATCGCAATTAAAAAAATCATGATTGAAAAAGGATATAAAACTGTAAGTAGTCTCGCTGCAGATTCTGGAATTAGTCGCAAAACGCTTGGCGGTGTACTTGATGGAAAAATTCAACCATCTACCAATGTAATGTTTAAACTTGTTGATGTTTTAGATATTTCCGAAGCTGATGCTGGGAAAATTTTTTTTAGCAGAAACTTACGTAATACGTAAGTTTCTGTATCAAAGAGGAGTTAATTATGAATGAATTAAAAATATTTGAAAACAAAGAATTCGGGCGGATACGAATAATCTTAATCAATGAAGAACCTTGGATTGTCGGCAAGGATGCAGCAGAAGCATTGGGATATGAAAATTCCAGAAAGGCCATTGCTGATCATATAGATGATGAAGATAAACAGATTATCCAAAGGTCACAAAGCGTTACTTTAGAAATCCCGAACCGTGGCATGACAATTATCAACGAATCCGGCCTCTACTCCCTTATCTTCGGTAGCAAATTAGATTCAGCAAAGCGATTCAAGCACTGGGTGACTTCGGAAGTCCTTCCGGCAATCCGAAAGTCAGGAAGCTATGGCACGCATTCCTACAGGCTGAAAGATGCAACACTCCCGGAAGTGTCCAGCTTGCTGCATGAAGTGACAGGATTCCTCCGGGAAATGGACAAGGTCATGCGGGCACAGAATTCACACCCGTCCGACATTGCACAGGAGTTTAAAAGCATCTGCGGACAGTTCGGGATCGTGGAGCTTTCTGAAAGGTTTGTGAAAGAACCTGCGGCGGTGGAGCCAGTCTCCTTCACGCCGCTTCCGTGGATAGAAAATGAAGAATGATAGCATATAAAGCTGAATGAAAGGAGTTAAAAATGACAGGGGAAAAAAGGAAAGCATTTGAGCAGGCAGAGAAAATACATAAAGAAATGGAAAATGCGGCCATGCGGATTGTCGGGTTTATTTCGGAAGACGAAAAAATGAGGAAAATGACGCCCGGCCACATCAAAGATATTCTTGATATGACATCAGGCATCATTTTAAAAGTTGCTGGATGCATTACATTTGAACAGATCCGCACCATTTTTGACCAGATTGCTAAGGATTCTTCTCAAGAGCAGCCAGCCTGTCAAGAATCTCATCCAGCATCTTGATCTTTACCATGTCCGACTTAAGGCAGGGATTTCCGTCATTAAGACATTCAGAAAACTGCTCTGGGGTCAGGTAATTATGGCAGGTTTGGCACAGGGGGCATCCGCTTATTCCGTCTTGGTTATCCAAGACTTTGGTGAAGCAATTAATAAAATCAGCAGTGGAACCCATAAAGAGGATCTCCTTTCTGTATGTACTCGGCTGCGGCAACAGCCTGTACACAGATTATAGGACAACAGAATGAAACTTGTAAACAATTAAATATCAATAGGGGGCGTGTTCCATGAGAGGACAAAAAATAAATTTAAAACTTGAATTGACGGAAGGATACCAGAAGCGGTTTACCGAAAGCTACTGCCGTGTGCTAGCAAAGAGAAAACAGCGGCTTATCCCTCCAGTGGTAACGACAGAAAGAAAGGAGAAACAGGATGAAAGTATCAAGTGTTAAAGAGGCATGGGAACTGGCGAATCAACTTTTTCCTACAGATTATGAAAAGGACGAGGAAAGGAGTAGCCGTGCTGGGTATCCAATTCATCATTCAACGGCAGAGGGTGTGGACGCTTGGATTTCAGATTTAGGTAACAGGCTTGAAATTAATTATGCTAACGGAAAGTCAGAAAATATCTGGATCGAACAGGGCGAGGATAATTTTTCTAAATTCTGCTACAAAATATTTATCACGGATTCAAATGAAGCTGCATCCTTGATAGCCCAAGGGATGTCGAACGAGCAAGTGAAAAATTTTGTTCAGATAAGTCACGGAAGTACATCCGGCAGTAACTTCAATGAGATGATCCCGGACATTTATAAAAAGCAAGGCAAGTTTTACGCTGCGTTGGTATACAGGCCAAAAAACGGAAAACCAGAGTATAAATTGACTATTTGTTAGGGGGATTTGTTATGCGGATCAAGATGGACAAGGGATACATTGTGATCATAGAAGCGGATTCCACACAGACGGCAGTTTTAAAATCATGGGGCGGCATGATGAAGTGGAATAAGCGGAAGAAATGGTGGGAAGGGCTGGTATGCGCGGAACTATTGAACAGGCTTGCTGGGCTTATCCCTCTGCCAAAGCCGCTGGATACGGAGCGGTATCGCCTGAATGAAGTGCAGGATGCCGTGGACGCAGAGCGTGTGCGGCCAGCCGGGGATTTGAAGCCGCTTGTAAAGTACCCGGTGAAACGAAATCTTTACGCACATCAGATGAGGGCGGCAAACATGGCACTTCTTACATTCGGGCTTATGGACCCGGTGAAGGGGGGCGGCAATGAAAAAGTATCTGGCTAAGAACAGGCATCTGATACTGGCCGGGATTGCGCTGACAGCTTTTGCAGTCCCGCATACATACGAAATAAGGAAATATTTTGCAGTAGGTGGCGAGTGGCTGATCCTTCCAGTGATATTGTTGGTTGACTATTTGGTAAGGGAGGTCATGCAGAATGTATTTGACATAATAATTTTTAAGGACGGTGATGAGGAATGATCGGAGCATGGGAAAAATCGCTGGATGATGTGCTTCTTAAATTTAAAGTAACCACGCAGACGTTGCAGGAGAACGCAGCAGAGGAACTGGAAAGCACGTTGCAGGATTATCACGATCTTGCGAGACAGTACAGAGATATGCTTTCAAGGTTCGAACATGAGGACAAGCCCGTGAAGAAAAACGGTGTGTGGCTCTGCCCAAGCTGCCACAGGCGCGTGGCGATGCACCACACGCACTGCCATTGGTGTGGGAAGAAAATGGGGTGGCGCGGATGAAAATGGGTTCTTTCTTTTCAGGGAGCGGCGGCTTTGAACTGGCAGGGGAGCATGTAGGTATCCGCACGGTTTGGGAATCTGAAATAGAGCCATTCCCAATGAGGGTGACTCAGGCGCGTTTCCCGGACGCGCAACAGCTTGGGGACATATGCCAGATAAACGGCGCACTCCTTGAGCCAGTGGACATCGTTACTGGCGGCTCTCCCTGCCAGAACATGAGCATAGCAGGGAACAGGACTGGGCTTGATGGCGAGCAGTCCGTGTTATTCCGGCAATATGTAAGGATCGTAAAGGAGATGAGGCTGGAACATGGAAAACCAAGGTTCATGGTATGGGAGAACGTCCCAGGAGCATTCTCCAGTAACAAGGGAGAAGACTTCCGATGCGTACTCACAGAAATTGTCAGGATTGCAGAAGACGGAGTTTCTATTCCTCGACCTCCGGGCGGGAAGTGGAAACCAGCAGGAGGCATCATGGGGGATGGCTACAGCGTGGCCTGGCGCGTCCTGGATGCCCAATACTGGGGAGTCCCCCAGCGAAGGAAGAGAATCTACCTTGTCGCAGATTTTGCAGGAGGATGCGCCGGAGAGATACTATTTGAGCGAAAAAGCCTGTTTAGGGATACTGCGCAGGGCAGAGAAGCGTGGGAAGAAACTCCCGGAAGTGCTGCGCAGGGCATTGATCCAGCAGTCGCGGGGGGGGGGACAGAAGGGCGATAATGCTTGAAGGCCATCCGCAGGATTGCAGGGTGGGGCTTGCAAAGGACAATATCGTTCAGACGCTTACCGAGAAAATGGGGACCGGCGGCGGCAACGTGCCACTGGTGATGGCAACCCCCAAGACAATGAAAATAAGGTGTGGATGCGAAGGAGGTGGAAAAGGGGCGTTGATACAGGAAAATAAATCAGCAACGCTTTCCTGCAATAATGACCAGACTGTATTTGTGCCGAAGGCATACGGCATCTGCTCTATGGAAAGCAACGCAATGAAGTCCGGCAATCCAGACAGTGGTTTCTATGAAGCGGAAACGAGCAGGACGATTGACTGCAGGGGCGGCAATCCCGGATGCAACCAGGGCGGCATGGTGATTCTTGATAAAAGCCCGGCCTATGCCATACAAGGAAACATGATCGGGCGGGCAGACAAGAACGGACCGAATGGAAAAGGGGTAAACAAAGATGTGTCTTTTACCCTGACGGCATTGGACAGGCACGGCGTGGCATACGCCATAGGCAGGGACAATGTAACTGCATGGAAAGAAAAAGCACAGACGCTTACGGCAGGGGAACTTCCCGGAAGTGTGATGCACACGGTTTTCCCGGATAAGAGTGGGACGATGACAGCCAAGATGTCAAAAGGGAGCGGAGGCCCGGCAGGGGATGAGTGCTATAACCTTGTGGTGGTGGATTATATCGTCAGGCGGCTTACCCCTTTAGAATGCGGAAGGCTGCAGGGCTTTCCAGATGATTGGGTGGACGGCGTTTCGGATGAAGACCCGGACAAAAAAACGGTGCAGTTCTGGATGGACGCATGGGCAGAATGGTGGGCGTTGGTTGGGAGGGCAAAGGGCATCAAGCGGCCAAAGGATGAAAAGGCGGTCAGGCGGTGGCTGAAAAATCCGGCATCCGATACGGAACTTTACAGAATGTGGGGGAACGGGATCGCGCTCCCATGCGCACAATATGTATTTGAGGGCATCATAAATGTGCTTGGCGTGACTGATTCGGACACGCAGAAAGGAGATGGAGAGGATTGGACGATGGAACAAAGAAATGTCTGACAGGGCAGTCAAAAAGCGGCATATGTGGCACGGCAGCATATTGCTCACAGCCATATAAATGCTGTGCAGAATGTGGCGAGGATTGCAATGTACGGTGCAGCTGGATTCCAGGCAGGAAAAAGCCGGATGCAAAGAAAACACAGGGAAGTGGGCTGGACGGTCTGCTCAATGAATATCGGAACATTGTGTTTTTCGACACGGAAACGACCGGGTTTAATGCACAGGCAAACAAGATCATAGAACTGGCAGCAATTGGAGTCCGCAGGAACTTTGAGGGGAAAACGGAAATATGGCGGGAAATGGATGTTTACTGCAAGCTGCCAGACGGTCAAAAAATCCCTGAAAAGATAGTTGAACTGACTGGCATCACAGACCAGATGCTCGCAGAGCAGGGCGTATCCGAGGATGAGATGGCGGCACAGTTTGCGCAGATCATGGCAGGTGAAGCGGATGCGGATTCTAAGGAAACGCTGCTTGTGGCACACAACGCACAGTTTGATTTGAATTTTGTAGCTTACCTTTATGTACTGCAAATGGCACATGACAGCGAGGGACCGCAGTATAGGGAATGGCTGCACGGGTTTAATGCCGCAGATTACTTGGACACGCTTACCATATACAAAGACCGGGCGGCGTACCCGCACAAGTTAGCAAATGCCATTGAGCATTATGGGCTTGCTGGCAAGGTTGTGAATTCGCACAGGGCGATTGACGATGTAAAGGCCCTGCTGGAAGTCACCAAGGCTATGGGTATGGAGCGCGGAGACCTGCGGGATTATGTAAACATCTTCGGGTACAATCCAAAATACGGAATCAGTGGGAGGCATCTGAAAAAAGTGTCTTACCTGCAGCAGGGGTTCAGGAATGAGATCGCGCCACCCGGCCAGACACTTCCGAAGATACATGAAGGTGGTGGCGGATCATGAAAGGGAAGATAAGCAGTGGATTCGCATTCCTTTTTGAAATGGGCTGCGGCAAGACTTTAACGGCAATAGCCACGATGGGCGCGGCGTATAAGATGGGTGCAATAGACAGGGTGCTTATCATTGCCCCGACTTCCGTGGTAGCTGTATGGCCTAAGGAATTTGACGAGGCGGCAGACTTCCCGGTCACCTGCAGGACGCTCTTAGGGGATAAGCGGTCGCGCCTGAAAGCCCTGTCGGATTTGGAGAAGTACAGATACCCAAAGCTGAAAGTGGCAGTGATAAATTACGAATCCACATGGCGCGAGGGTGTGTTTGAAGCCTTAAAGGAATTTCATGCAGACATGATCATCTGCGATGAAAGCCAGCGTATCAAGACGCACAATGCGCAGCAGTCCAAGGCGATCCATGAGTTGGGGGACGAGGCAAAATATAAGCTGATCCTTTCCGGGACGCCAGTCCAGAACGATGCCATAGACATTTGGTCGCAGTACCGTTTCTTAGACAGGACGGTATTCGGGGACAGCTATTACGCCTTCCGGGGACGCTATGCGGTCATGGGCGGCTTCAACAACAAGAAAATTGTCGGATACAAAGACTTGGACGGGCTGGTGCGCAAGGAACACAGCATTGCCTTCCGCATCACGAAGGAAGAGGCCATAGACCTGCCGGAGCAGACATTTGAAACGCGCCAGATTGAAATGACGAAAAAAGAGCGCAACCTGTATGATGCGCTGCGCAGGGATTCCTATGCAGAACTGGCAAACGGCGGGCAGATAACGGCTACAACAGTGCTTACGAAACTCCTGCGGCTGCAACAGCTGACGGGCGGCTTTCTGGTAAAGGACGATGCCGAACGGCCGGAGCAGGTAAGCACGGCGAAGCTGGATGCCCTGAAAGACATCATCCTTGATTATGTGCTTGGAGCAGGGCGCAAGCTGGTGGTGTTTGCCCGGTTCATCCCGGAAGTAAAGGCGATCATACAGCTGGCTGAAAATACGCTGCCAGCGGGTAAGAAAGCGGTGTCAATCTATGGAGACATCAAGAAAGAGGACAGGGGGCCGCTGGTGCAGCAGTTCCAGGCAGACCCGGACACGGTTTTATTCATCGGTCAGATAGATACAGCTGGTACCGGGATCACGCTCACTGCTGCCGACACATGCGTCTACTACAGCAAGAATTTCAACTACGCAACTTATGAGCAGAGCCTTTCCCGGATACACAGGATCGGGCAGCGGAACACATGCACCTACATAGACCTTGTGGTGGCAGACAGCGTGGACGAGACAATCACAAAGGCACTTAGGAAAAAAGAGGATCTGGCGAAAACCGTGGTTGACGATTGGAAGAAAATATTTCAGTAAAGGAGAAATGCTTATGCGAAAATTTGAACTCAGTATCAGCGCAGATTATGTCCCGGAATGGGGCGTGACGGAGGCAGTCAGGGAGTTTTTCCAAAACTCCATTGATGAGGAAACAAGGGATTCCAGCAACAAGATGTTCTTTGATTACGATGCTATAAACCAGACTATCCGCATCGGGAACAAACACAGCGAACTTGACATTAAGACACTTCTTTTCGGAGTAACGAACAAAAAAGAAGATGGGAACATGATTGGAAACCACGGTGAAGGATACAAGATCGCAACGGTTGTCCTGCTCCGGCTTGGAAAGACAGTGGTGTTCCAGAATTATTGCAGGAGGGAAATCTGGAGACCGCGCCTTGTAAATTCCAAGCGGTATGGCGGCATCCAAGTGCCAACATTCTTTGTGGACAATGCGGCGGTATGGGAAAAAGTGCCGGAACACAGCCTGATCATAGAGATAAGCGGCGTTACTTCGGATGAGTATACGCAGATAAGGAAATCAAACCTCCACCTGCAGGAAAGCTACCCGCACAGGGATACGAGCAGGGGCAGTATACTGGACAGCGATGAATACCGGGGCAAGATTTTTGTAGGTGGCCTTTATATCTGCGAAGAGCCAAGGCTTGATGTCGGGGTGGATTTCAAGCCGAACGTTGTGCGCTTAGAGCGCGACCGAAGCATGGTGAATGGGTTTGATGCACAATATTACGTGTCTAAGATGATTGAGGAACTGAAAGACGCTGAACTCACAAAGAAAGCACTGAATTCTTACAGCGGGGTATATATAAGTTCCTACAACGTACCGCCAGAACTCCGGGACGAAATTGCAGGGGAGTTTATTAAGGAATATGGAATCAAAGCAGCCCCGGTCAGCAATCAGGAAGAATCGGATGCCATGAAAAAACGTGGATACCGTCCGATCATCGTATCGCAGCAAAAGAAAGATGTGATTTTAGAATCCGAAGTGTATGAGGATGTGAAGCAGGAGTTGGCAAAAGCGAAGGAAAATGAGAAGCCGCTGTATGAAAGGTTCTGTAAATTTGCTGAACAGATCGAAGGGCGGCTGACGGAAGATGAAGTAACTTCGCTGTATGAATTTTTGGACGAGATTCAGGAAATGGGGGATAAAGAATGAAATTAAATGAGTTGTATGCAAAACCAATCAAAGAAGTTGTAGATGGAATGGAGATGGTGGATCTGAAAGTCCACACGGATGATGCAGGAAATGTGCGTTCGGTTGAGGTTAAATTTGCCAACGACAGTGAAGGAATAGACGTGCCGAAAAGAAATAGTTATGAACGCAATCCAATTTTTTAGGGGGTGAATGACATGGAAAAGGAAAAAAGCAGGTTGATTGAACTTATCGAAAAGTACGAGGAGCTTCGGGAGAAAAAGGAGAAGCTGGCAAATGAGACTAAGGCGAACAACGAGGCATTCAAACAGATCCAGGAGGATATCGTAGAGCAGATGGTAGAGGATGACATCCCATCGCAGGGCTTGGGGGATTACACCTATACCCCGCAGACGGTGACACACTACAGCTTCATTTCAGAAGAAAAGCTGGCAGAGGCGGGGACGGACAAGATGGAGGTTATGAGGGAAAACGGGTTTGATTTCCTGATAAAAGAGACCATAAACCAGCGTTCTATGGAATCCGCGTTTAAGGAAAGGCTGGAAAATGATGAGGAACTGCCGGAGGATGTGCTTGCCATCATTTCCCAATATGAGGAACTGAAAGTCAACCGAAGGAAAGTGTCAAGTTCTGCACTGAAAAAAGCAAAGAAGGCGGTGAAATAGCATGTATAACGAAACAGACGAAAATGGGCAGTACCAGCTGGACTGCCGCTTGGATTCCGAAAGGGATCTGGAAGAGAATGTGAGCATTATGATCACGTTTGCACATAAACAGCTTGAAGCTAAGGTTGGCAATAATTTTGTAAAAAACAGATATGAGGGGTACGGTCTCCTTTCAGAACATTTCGGTGTGCTTAACAAGCTGATCAAAGATGTCAATCATGGAATGTCAATGCTTCTGACAATGCTGCCTATAAATGATATCAAGGCTATTGATGCAATTGCATCCATAGACAATGCGCTTGCGGAAGTTGTGAGCAAAGCGGTTCAGATGGCGGCAGAGGCCCGCAGAATTAACGATGACCTATACCACAATGCGCCGCTGGAATCAACGCCTCTTGAGGATTATATGGCAGAGAATGATGGATTTGAAGAGGTGGTGGACGGTGCGCCGGACGTAAGCCTTGACGGCCTGGAAGATTCTGAAATCCCGGATGGGACAGATGAAGGTTTAGGCGGGACATATGCCCGTTCGGATGGGACAGCCAATGAATCCGAAGACGGCGATGAATCATAAAAAACAATATTACCAAAAAACAAGGAGGATACCAAGATGGCAAAGACAAACGAAGTTGCAACGAATGGAGCATTTGAACTCATCCCTATGTATGCAGGGCTGGATGAGGAACTGAAAGCAGAGATTCAGGATGAACTGGATGATTTTGAGGATGCTGGCGGTATAGACTGCCGCAGGATCAAGATGCCGACCGGGAACAGCAAGGCATTTGAAGTCGAGAGCGATAACCCGGATGACCCGGACATGATGAAAGAACTGCGCGGCGTGATCCTTTTCACGCATAAGATGAACGCCCGCTGGGAGGGCGATTACGGCGGTGAGAACCGTATGCCAGTATGCTCTTCGTGGGATGCAAAACAGGGCATGGTTTTTGAAACAGGGGAAGTTATTAACTGCGATACTTGCAAATACAACGAATTCAAGGGAAATGGGCAGGGAAAGGAGTGCAAGAACACGCGCCGCATCTACCTGATGCTTGACGGCAAGCCATACCTTTATCTCCTGACTGTGCCGCCGACTTCGCTCAATGCGGTAAGCAAGCAGTTAAAGCGGCTGATCACTGGCGGCACTCCGCTGACAAGGATGGTTGTTGCATTCCGCTTGGAATCTGCGGTAAGCAAGGGCGGCAAGGATTACGCGAAAATTACGGTTGAAAAGGCGGGAGATCTTGCCAAGGAGCAGGGCGATATGGCAAGGCAGATGCGCGAGGAAATCAAAAAGCAGTATAAGACCGTGGCGGTGGATAACGATGATTACAATGTGGGCGATGGCAGCAGTGCGCAGGGACAGGCTGCGGCAGGGCAGCAGTACCAGACGGGGGACACGCCGGACGATGGTTTCATGGAAATCCCGGACGCGATCGAAGAGGGCGAGCTGCCATTTGACAATTAAGATATAGCGGCGGCATTGCCGCAACGCTGTTATACAAGGAGGCGTTACGATGGGAAAAGGATTGGCATTCGTTATATCACAGTTTCATACAGATTCTGTACGGCAACAGGAATTTAACAAGGATTTTGCAAAGGCATTAGCGCGGGAAATTTATTATGAAGGTTATGTCCCGGTTGTCCCACACCTGTATTTTCCAAGGTTTCTGGCAGACGAGGGGCAGGAAAGACAGTGGGGGATTATGGCTGGGCATCGGATGATGGCTTTATGCAGCATTGTGTATGTTGCAAAAATTGAAGGACAAATATCGAACGGGATGCGCCAGGACATAGAATTTGCTACCAGCTTAAAAATTCCAATAACATGGATGAGTTTTTCAACAGGAAAGGCAGAAGAATTCATAAAAAGATTTAAAGAAAGCAGGGCTTAGTATGGGAGCGCAGGACATTGACATTGACCAATTGATAGACTACAAATCAGAATATTGGCCGTATATAAAAAAGCCGCATGTGAGCGGAAACAATCTGACTGGGCTGTGTCCTTTCCATAACGACACGAACAACAGCTTCTCTGTAGATTTGAAAACGGGGCAATGGCATTGTCTTGCAGAGGACATCGGCGGCAATTTCTTATCTTTCTATGCAAAGATACATGGGCTTGGAGATGGGAAGGAAGGCACAACGGCGGCTTATAAGGAAATACTGGAAAGGTACGGCGTGGAACTGGAAAACACAGGGGCGGGGCGAACCACAGCAGCGAGGAATAGCAATGTCAAAGGCTACAGCCTCGCGCAGTACGCTTTTGAAAAACACCTTCCGGAAGATTGGCTGGAAAGCGAGTGCAAAATCAAAACCGTCCATGACAGGTACTATGATGTGGATTACATGAAGGTGCCGTACATGGACGAGCAGGGCATTGAAGTCACATACAGAAAGCGGTTTGCCAATAAGGAATTCCGCTGGAAGAAAGGATCGTCTGGGAAAATCGGGCTGTACGGTGAATGGAAAATGCGCCAGGTGCGGTCTGCAGGGTATGTGATACTGGTAGAGGGTGAAAGCGATACGCAGAGCCTTTGGTACATGGAACTGTCAGCCCTTGGGGCTGCCGGAGCCGCCATGTTCAAAGCGGCGCAGGCCGCGCTCCTACAAGACCTCAAGGTATATATACATCAGGAAAAGGACAACGGCGGCGAGACGTTTTTCAGGAAAGTTACGGACGGCCTGCGGGAATATGGCTTTATCGGGGAAGTGTACCGATTCTCCTGCGGACAGGTACCAGAGTGCAAAGATCCATCGGACATATTCATAAAGTTTGGAAAGAAAGATGGGAATAAAAAGATTCTGAAACTGATAAGCCAAGCGGAGAGGATTGACCTTTCCGCGCCGGTCCCGGTCACGGCATCTATTGAAGATGCCCCGGTAAACCTGCGGCAGCCAGACGGATGGGAGTATTCCGAAGACGGCATTAAGAAATTCAACAAGAAATCCTACGCCAACGAACTGGTCTGCAGGACTCCGATTATTCTTAAACAACGCCTAAAAAGCCTTGATACCGGGGATGAGAAGATAGAGGTTGCATTCAAGCGGGATGGGAAATGGCATCAGGCGATATTCCAGCGAAGCACACTATTTACCAGCCGTGGCATCGTGTCACTTTCAGACCTTGGATGCACGGTCACTTCGGAAAATGCCAAGCAGGTGGTTCAGTTCTTATCCGCACTGGAAAGCGAAAATCTCGACCTGGTACCGAGGGCGGATTCCACGTCCACATTCGGCTGGCAACCGGGAAAACGCTTCATCCCCGGAAGGGAACAGGGCATTGTATTGGATGTGGACCCGTCACAGCAGGGCGCGGCATCGGCGTATAGGAAGGAAGGCAGCTTGGATGGATGGGTGGAAACGATGCGTCCGCACAGGGAGCGGGATAAATTCCGCTTCATACTCGCCGCCAGTTTTGCCGCGCCGCTCCTTAAGATCATAAAGCAGAGGACATTCTTTGTATACAACTGGGGCAATTCCAAAGCCGGGAAGACGGCGGCGTTAAAAGCCGCACTGTCTGCCTGGGGCGATCCTGAAAAGCTGATGGTGAACTTCAACGCTACACAGGTTGGCTTGGAGCGCACTGCCGCCCTTTACCGTGACTTGCCTTTGGGGATTGATGAACGCCAGCTTGCTGGGAGTAAGCAGGAAAACCTTGAAAATATTGTTTACATGATAGCGAACGGAAAAGGAAAGGTGCGGGGCGCAAAGGCGGGCGGCGTACAGAAAACTTATTCATGGCGCACGGTCGCGATCGCCACGGGCGAGGAGCCGTTAGCGCGGGAAACGAGCAAAGGCGGCGTAAGCACAAGGGCGTTGGAGATATACGGCGGTCCGTTTGAAGATGAGCATTCCGCTTCACAGATGCACCAGCAGTCTGCGGATAACTGTGGCCATGCAGGCCCGGAATTTGTAAACAGGATCGCGGGGCTGTCAGAGGAAAGCGTCTGCGAGTGGTACGGCAGGATGCAGACATATGTGGACAGCATTTCAGATGGGAAATCAGGGAGCCATGTGGCCGGGGTGGCGGCGGTTGCCCTTGCAGACGCGCTGATAGACGAATGGTTCTTTGAGGGGAAAGAAATGCCGGGTTCAGAGGAATTGGCGCTTGGCAGGAAATCATGGGAGCGGGCGATGGAGATGGCAAAAACAATCATGGAAGAACTGATGTCCAGGACAACCGGGGATACGAACGAAAATGCAGTGCAGTTTATTGCTGACTGGGTGATTTCAAATAAAGCAGCATTTGGTGAAAAAGCAATTGGAACGTGCCTCGGCAAAATGTCAGAATCCGGGAACGTAGTCTACTTATTTCCATCCCTCCTGCAAAAGGCATTGACGCAGGAGGGATATTCTGCACAAAAGACACTGGCGTATATGGCAGAAAAAGAACTTATCACATCGGTTGCCCGGAAAGACCACAAAGGAAAGACATATTCAGTAGTAAAGCGATTTGATGGAAGGCTTTGCAGGTTTGTAGAATTCTTTATTGGCAAACTTTCAGAAAAGGTTGATGAACTGGACTCTGAAATGAATGACGATGGCGGCGATGCGGGGCAGGGAAAGGCAGAAAATGAACAGATGAGTATAGATGGTTTTATAAACCTACCGGATGATATGGATCTGCCATTCAAATAAAACACAGGTGATCCGGGGATCACGATACAGGATTTAATTAAGAATGGATGGTGAAATCATGGATATAGAAACCATTGTAAAGGATTTGGAACGATGTCTAAATGCGGATTGCCAGGAATGTACACATGCAGAAAGAAAATCAGTGCTTACATGCGGGGAGCTGTTGAAAGATGCACTGTTGAAATTAAGGGAATATGAGGGCATGGTAAAAAGGAGAGCAGAATTATTGGATAAGTAGTTATTATGGGAAAGAGAATTATATGGGATAGGGCAGGAAGGACGATAAGAAAATGACAAATTTTGAATGGATTAAAGGAATGAGTGCAGAGAAACTGGCTTGGTTTCTCTGCGAAGTCAAAATAGATTGCGAATTGGAAAACCGCGAATTTCCAGGCGAAGATGACCTTGAAGGCTGGGAGAAGTGGATGGAAAGTGAGTGTGATGAGGTATGAAAGCGATAACAGTTTTACAGCCGTGGGCGTGGCTTCTGGCAACGGGGAAGAAACGGTGCGAGACGCGCCCATGGAAAACAAATTATCGGGGAGAAATCCTCATCCATGCGGGAAAGCAAAATTTAACGCTCTGTATGAAGCATGAGACAATCTTTGAAGCAAGGTACATGAAGCAGGCCGGGGTATTTGATATAGAGTTGGCAACTGGTGCGATCATCGGGAAAGCAGACCTCGTAAACTGTGTGCGGATTGATGAAGCTATATATAGACTTGTCAGGGAGCAGCATATAGAAGAGGATGCCTTCGGGAATTTCAGTCCAGGAAGATATGCGTGGGTGATGGAAAACCCAGTATTGTTTGATACGCCAATCCCTGCAAGGGGAAGGCAGGGGCTTTGGAATTGGGATGGTGAATTGTAAGAAAGGAGAATTTTATGGCAGGTTTTATTTCAAGACAGCCGAACGGCTTATTATGCAGGTTTTCAAGCATTGTAGATACCATAACGCACTACAATATGACAGAGGAAGGATACATAGAAATGTGCGCAGAAAGAGCTAGGGAAGAGGCAAGGGAAGTTCTGCAGAATCACTTAAAACCTTTTTCATGGGTAAAAGACTACTTCGCACCCAACAACATGAGTACAGAAGAATTCAACAAAATTCTGGAAGAAATGTCTCTTCCAGCGGAGCAATGTGAGCAAATAGAAACATAGGAGGGCAAAAACATGGATGAAATGAAACGGATTGTTATCTGTAAACACTGCGGAAAGCCGGAATATTACGGTGAAATGCGTTGGCTTTCGGGGATATGTTCCTGCAGGAACTGCTACAAAGGGCAGTATGAACGTGAGCGGCATGAAATTTATCGTTGGAAAGATTTGGACGGAAAGCGTCCAACGATGGACGAGTATCAGGAACAGGAAAGGAAGTGCCATGAAATTTAATGCATCGAAGTTTCGCAAGAACGCAGACAGTGCATGCAGGAAGTTGATTCCAGAGCCACACCGATTGGCGTTGGATGGGAAGGAAGTTGTCAACGGGAAGATTGACTACAGCGTGGATGGGGAGGATTATTTTCTGTATCCAGTACTGCAGGAATGGTGTGATTAGTAGGAGGGAATGACATGAACAGGAATAAAAAGGGCGTTATGCCGGAGATTACAAGGGAAACATACAAAAGCGTGAAAAAGTACGACAGGCAGCAGTTCACGGTTTTCTGCGCCAATTTGTACAAATACGGATATGAAGATGGCAGGGAAAGTGTTCCCGGCATTGATGTCGCGGATATCATGGACGCTATATCCGGGGTAAAGGGGATCGGCGCAAAGAAACTGGAAAGCATCAAGACGGCTATTGAATCAGCATATCAGGCAAAGGAGCGTGGGAAATGACGCAGTATTGCAGATATTGTTTTTTTTTAGTAGTTGGCGATGCAAATTATTGTTCAGAACACAACGAATGCTATTCTGACAGAAAGTGTAAATCTGCAAATCGCTGTAAAGACTTTGACTTCAATCCCATTGATGCATTCGGTGAAAACGAAAAAGGGTATCAACCGAGGGTGCGAAAGCCAAAGCAAAACGTGTGTGATGGGCAGATGAGTTTGAATTTGGAGGTATAAATGCAAATTAAAATTGAGCCAAGGAAACCGACCGATCGGGGCGGCTACTACTGCATGCCGCTTAAGAAGAATGTCCCGCAGGGGCATGATGACTGGCAACCAGCTGTGTGCCCGGAATGCAAAAGGGAGTGCTGGAGGTTGCCGCTTGCGAAAATAGCAGAAGCAAGCGGGGCGAAGCCGCTCTGTACGGAGTGTGCGTTGAAGAAAGGAGTAAATCATGATTAAAAAATTTAGATTCTATA